GCAATACCGCACTTACGCACCAGCGAGTCTTTGAACAGCGCGTAGGTGGTCATGAAACCGTTGTTGTCGTTGCTGAATATGTAGTTGGCGTAGTCGGTCGCCTGCTGCGCGCCTGCGACATCTTCCGGCCCGCGAGGCACATACTCCACAACATTCTCGGTGCTGAAGAAAACGCGCATCAGGCTTGGCAGCATGGCGCTCACCGTGTCGCGCACCTCCATTGCCACCACTTGGCTGCGGCCATCTTCCTCATTACCAAAGGGATCGCCACGGTAGTACTCTGTTCCCTTGGCGCGGATAGGCGATACATCGGCATCGATGTAGCTGACGGCATCTTCCAACTCACCGGCCACAATGCCCTGCAACTCGGTGTCATCCATCGGATTGACGGCGGCAATGTCTGTGCTGATGTTCATATCGTTGATCATTTCTTGTTCCTTCGGGATATGGCCTTGGCCTTGGCCTTCGCCTGTTCTTTTGAGTCAGCCCCCCACGCCTTGAGGGACAACGCTAATCGGGTTGGCTCGCCGTTCTTTTCCATCGGGCCAGGCATATTGCCCATTCTCGCAAGGAATGACGCTCTGCGCGGGTTGTCGCCAGACTTCACCGGCGCTTTCAGATTCATACCCTCAGCCTTCGCGCTGGCGCGTCCCTTGGCATTCAAGCCGCCACTCGGACTCTTTCCCTCTTTACGTTGCCACGCTGGTGTCTTCATACGGCACTTTCTTTAAAATCACATACATGGAGTCAACTGCTCGCGGCAGCCGCATTATTTCTTCTTGCGGTAATTTTAGGCTTGCACCGTACTTGCTGAGGCGCATCTCCAAATGCGTCATCTCAAACTTTGTACCCTTCCACCCCAAGTAGTACGCCCATCCGCAGTAGTACACCCATGACTTTTCGTTAAACGCTCTGACGTGTGTCGGGTCTTGCCAGGCTCCATGGCTCAGGTCATAGGGAACATGAATGTGCATCTCGCCACCCATCTCCAGCAAGTCGCGGCAGTTGGTCATGGCTGTCACCAGATCGGGCAAATGTTCCAAGACATCATTAGCAATGATCTTGGAAAACTCCCGATCAATCTGCATCGGCGCACCAATGTCAACAACCCAATCAGCGCCAACATCTGCGCGAATGTCAGCATTCACGCAATCAGGCTTGTAATCCTTGCCGGAGCCTAAGTTAAGTATCAAACCACTGCTTGGCATATTCCGGCCTATTCTGTAGCAACCACGGTATGGCCGCCTTGGTCAGTGCGTCACCGTTCATGCCCACAGTCTGGCTGCCAATGTGATGCACATAAGACCGGCTCAAGTAGTGGTGAAAGCCAGCTGCGCGCAAATCCTCGCAGTGAACGTCATCGGAGTACCAGTTCAGCGGTGGAAACTTAAAGCAGTCCCAAGCATCACGCCCAATCCAGCCAAATATCGGAGACAGCACCTCCATCGGAACAATTGCGTACTCATATGGGTACTTAAAGTAATGCAGTTCCTGATTAAATGGATTACTGCGAATATTCTGCACTGCTCTAGCCGCATCGCACCGCGCTGAAACCCAGCCCACAGGCTCACCGGTTTCCTCTTTCAGCTGCGCTACATCCTCCGTCAGCAGCTGGTAACTCATTGGTGTCAGCACAATATCATCATTGGCGCAGATCACTGACTCAAACCCATCAGCAAAGGCACGGTCAATGATGTCGTTGTAATCATCACCGAAATTGTGCGCTGCACCAAAGACCTTCAGGTCAGCGTCAAAGCCGCCAATAATGGACTCTGGACCGCGCAAATAGACAGGCACTTCGGGACAGTACTCGGCAATGCTGGTGAGCATCACCCGCAAACCTTTGCCGTGTACTGTCGAGATGCATATCGGGGAGATCACTTCTTTGGCTTCTTCTTGGCAGTCTTGGCCGCCAGCTTGAAGTCGGCGGCAGACGGCGCAGCCTTGGAGCCAACCTTGTTCATCTTCTCGCCACTGCCTTCGGCGATCCTTTTTTTCTTCGCGTTAATGTTGGCGTACAAGCCAGGTTTAGTCGCCATTCTTGACTCCAATCTTGATCGTCAGCAAGGACTCAGGCATTTCATCCTCACCCTCTTCATCCACCACCCAAGCCGAGCAAGTACGGCTGGACGCGCACTTGAAGTCGAATATCTCGCAGTAACCTAAGTCACCGGCATCAATCACCGCCCATGGGTCGCCCTCTTCGCCAATGCCGTTAGCGATGCACTCCAGCATAGAGTCATCCTGGTTAAACGCCGCGCAGTTACCGCAACGGCTCATCTTGGCATCCTCCTCGGACACCTCCCACTCAGCCGCCATCTCCATCCAATACTGCTTATTAGGCAGCTTCGGATTCTCAGGGCCGTAGTTCGCAGAATCAATCGCCTTGGCGCGATTCTTCAAATTCAGCGTGATGTCTTGCGTTGCCATCGGACAACTCTCGCCGCCTTCGTAGCCTTCGTCCTGATCCATGGCCTGATCCATGGTGCGCTTGAGCGTAGCCATTAACGCATCCCCTTGGTCTTCATGTTCTTCGCTGTACGCGCACCGCGCATGGGCATCTTGGCCTCGGACATTGCAATAGCCACGGCCTGCTTAGGATTCTTGACTACTTTGCCGCCTTTGCCAGAGTGCAATGTGCCATCCTTGTACTCGCCCATCACCTTGCCAACCTTCTTCGCTGCTTTGGTCATCTTCATTGGAATGCTCCTTTAAACAATTACGTCAATTATGCAACCCTTGACAGGTTTCTTTTCAACGGCTGTCCCCACTTGGTGCTGGCCTTAGACCCCATCATGCCGATTACAGCGTCAGAGGCAAACGTCAAACAAAACGCATCAGCCTTGTCAGGTGAGGCCAAACCCCGCTTCTTGATCTCATCCTTGCTCTCAATCTGAATCTTCCCATTGCTCGTAAACATATAACGCACGGTCGCCAACTCGGCCACCAGCAACTCATCCTTTGGCAGCCGACAGTCCCGCTGCTCCAGCCACGCCTTGGCCTTGTACCAAAGCTCGGCCTTCAGATTCCTGTAAGTCCCGCCCATGGCTGGACTCTCGCTGACGTTGATACCGCGCGCCGGTAAACCCAACTCTTTGAGCCGATCCACCACTCCAGCGCCAAGTCCAATGCTGTCAACCAGTATCTCCTCTGGCCTGTCGCTTGGCGGCAACGCCTCAAACTCAGCCACCACCGCGCCGGTCAGTTGCATCAAGTCCAGATTCTTCCATGTCTTAATCGGCTCAGTCACCGCGTTACCCCGCCGCTTGCACAGTGCAGACCTGTCACTTCCGAACCTCGCCACGTCCAAACCCCAGACCAGCGGCGCATAAGGCGATGCCACTACGTCACGATTCATCGCCAAGTCCAACAACTCCATCGGTATCACCGTATCCTCATCACTCCTCGGAAACTCACCCAGCACGCGAATCCGGTAAGCGTTACTCTCCTCGCCGTACCGCGACTTCATCTCCTCAATGTAAGCCTCACTCACCCTCGGTGACTCAGTGCAGGACACCTTCATCGTCACCCAATCCCCCGCCAACCTGTTATGCGTGTCAAAGAAGAACCCGCTACTTCGTACAGGGTTGCCAAGTAACAGCGTCACGGCGTTGTGGCCCGACATACTTCCGCTGGCTGCCTCAAACACCTTCTCCGGAATACCGCTGGCCTCATCCCCCACCAGCATCACATGGTCACTGTGAACCCCCTGCAACGCCTCGGGCTGCTCTGCCCTGCTCGTCCTGGCTGAGATAAACGCCTCCTCGTTAGCATCCTTGACCTCAATCCGGTCCTGCTTCACCTCCAGCTGGTCAGCCAGCATCGGCGGCAGCACCTTCACCCACCGCTTAACCTCCGCAAACAACGCGTCATAAAGCTGGCTGCTCGTTGGTGCCGTCACCACAATTTTTACCGGAAACCTCAGAAACAAGTACCAGATCATCGCCCAACTCGCGCCAGTACTCTTCCCAACACCGTGTCCACTCCTCACGCTAATTCTTCTATTGCCCGCCGCAATGTGGTTCAAGAATTCCACTTGCCACGGGTCAGGCTCAGTGTTCAGCACCTCTCTGACGAATAGGACAGGATTATTCTTGTAGAGTTTGACGAATTCGACAAATGGGTTATTCGCCACCAAATCATCAGAATTTTTTTTCGGGACGCGCTTCTTTGTCGCAGTGGGGGTAGGGGGTAGGGTCATGTGGTTATGTCGGTTGCGGATTTCGGTAGGTGTTCGGTTGCATCATCAGCTGCCCCCGCCAAAATCCAGCGATGGGGGGGTCGCCGCCGCCAGCGGCCAGCGGCACGCTCCGGCACCAGCATCGGCTACTTTACCGCTGAAAGTTATCCACAATCCACTATTCATGCAAGTCATTGATCTATATGCTTTCTTACAGAATGCTGACATATTCCATTTAACACGATGTCCATTATGTTAAGTCAATTGTGGATAACTGACCAGTATTTGCTCAACAAACAGGCAGAGTTGCGTTATCCACAGGGCAATGTGATCAATCACGGCTCAATCCTGCTTCTCGCCTGTGGATAAGTCATCGACAACCTCGACATGGCGCAGCGCGGCCATGCGTAGGTCTTGGATGTTGATGTTGATTGAGGCTGCTTTTTGTAAGCCGTAAGTCTTCTGATCCCATCGTTCGGCCAGCCACTGCCTCGTTCGGATGCGCTGGACATCGCGCTGCGGGTTGCTGTCGGCCATGCTGTCAGCAATGTCCAGAGTCTCCACCGCGAGTTTATCGGCGGCTTTCGCGCGCGCACGCGCAATTATAGAGGGATCGGTATCCTCGATCCATTGCTCAAGCGCCCTGCGCCCGATGCCCATTTCGTAGCAAATCTGAGTCTGCGACTTGCCTGCTTCAAACATGGACACGATCAGGTCATCGGGCAAATCCTCAAGCAGTGCCATGTCCTCTCTGAATTTCGGTCTTCCTGCCACGCTCAGACCCTCCTTAGAGCCGTTTTAATCCGCTGGACGATATCCAGTACCCATTGTTTAATTTGCTGCATTCTTCATTCTCCCTGCTAGTTTCGTGTCGAATTTCTTTTCCATGACTTCATTGTCATCGAATTTCAAGTCGTTTTCAAAGTCATCAAATCCTGTTGCCCCTCCGAGCTTGAAGTCTGGCGCTGTTTTGAAACTGGTTACTGTGGCCGTTGGGAATAGTGCTTTGATCTTGATGACTTGCTGCATACGTTCATCGGCCATCAGCGCCTCGATCTCTTCCATAGCCCAGATGTTCTGA